ACCTAGAAATTTTACCTATTGACGAGACTAAATTACAAGAACGCGGCTTTGTGAAAATAATGCCCGATAACTCTCTTACTCTCCGTCAAACAGCGTTGGATTTATTTACGGTCAGAGGATGCGAAGATTGCTGGAATCAATTTGTGAGTGCTTATCCTATGAAGGATCAAAGCAGACCTTTACACAATGACAAGAAGCGTAATAAACTAAGGTATATTGCGCTTATTACTAAGAACCCAGATCTGCACGAAACTATTCTAAAAGCTCTAGACAATGAGAAAGAGGATAGGAAGCGTGCTAGTTGGTCTGGTGAATTTCGTCCACGTTGGAAAATGATGTCATCTTACATAAACCAAGAATCTTGGACTATGTATGAAAGCATGGAATTCGATACTCCAACAAGTACTAATGAATCAAATTACGGAGAAGATCTTATATGAGCGAAGAACACAAGGCTTTACCTTGGCGCCATATCTCTCAAGCATCTAATACAGCATTACGCTATATTGATGGTAGGAGAAAAGGTGAGATCAAATCTCTTACTACACCATGGAAGAAGTTTAACAACATATCTATGGGTGGTATAGAGTGGCAGACAATCACAACTATTGCTGGTATGTCTGGTAGTGGTAAGACTGCAGTTCTTGGTCAGTTGGAAACAGGTTTAAAAGATCTGAATCCAGACGAAGATTTTGCAATACTATCATTTAACTTTGAGATGTTATCTTCAAGACTTGTAGCTCGTAAGCTTAGTAACAAGATGAAGATTACCACACAGCAGTTGTATAGTGCGTCAGAGAATTTTAGTCTCAATGACAACTACTATATGAATGCAGTGAACGAAGCTCGTAAGTTAAATGACTATGATATATACTATGTCGATATACCCGGTAGTGTAAAATCTCTTGAAACAACTGTATTAAAGTTTGCACAAGAGATGAAGAAACCGGTTATCGTTATGTTAGATCATACTTTACTTGTAAAGAAGGCGGGTGGTGCGCAAGATAGAGATTTACTCTATGACTTGATGGCTATGTTTAATGGTTTAAAGAAATTGATTAAGGTATCTTTTATCTTGATCTCTCAGATGAACCGTAACATTGAGGCGTCAGAGCGTATCCAAAATCCAGATTTACATTACCCTAAGAAGCAGGACATATTCGGTGCAGATGCATGTTATATGTACTCTGACATTGTGGTGGTAACACATCGTCCAGAGATGCTTGGAATTAGGGCGTACGGCCCAAAGAGGTGGCCTACAGATAATTCTATATTTTGGCATTATCTAAAAGTTCGTGAGGGTGAACCATGTATAGCCCTTATGGAGAACAACCTTGCACACAATCAAATATTGGATGCAGTACCATCGTATTCAAGTAATTCAGAAACCCAAGAAACACAAGACTAATGGCACAAGAAGTATTAATAGTTGGCGCTAGTGGAACAGGGAAATCCACTTCAATTGAGAATCTAAACCCTGAGTCAACATTCATTGTAAACGTAGCCCGCAAGGCGTTACCATTCAAAGGATGGAAGACTAAGTATCCTATATTCAGCAAAGATAATCCTAATGGTAATTTCTGTTCAACAGATGTATCAAATGAGATTCTCGGATGCTTGAATTACATTAACGAGAAACGTCCTGAGATAAAGACGATTATTGTTGATGATTATCAATACACTATGGCTAATGAGTACATGCGTAGAGCAAACGAGACTGGCTTCAAAAAGTTTACTGAGATTGCTCAGAATGCTTGGTCAGTTATCAATGCAGTTAAAGCTATGCGCGATGATTTATTAGTTGTGTTTATGATGCACTCGGAAGTTACCTTTGATGCACATGGTAACAAAGTAACAAAAGCAAAGACTATCGGTAAGATGATGGACAATGTGGTTACTCTCGAGGGTATGTTTACAATTGTATTGTATACAGACGTAACGAAGGGTGAAAACGGTATGGAGTACACATTTATTACACAAAATGATGGTACCAACACTGGTAAAACCCCGAAAGACATGTTTGGATCTGTTAAAATACCAAACGATTTAAAATTGGTGGCGCAAGCTATCGAAGATTATCAGTAGTAATTTAGTAATTAATTCTTAAAAAGAGAGAAAATGTACGGAACTAACGTAGAAAGTAACAACACAGGTGGTGTAATGCCACAAGTAGGTATCGTAGAGAACTGCGAATTAGTAAGTGTGACTATGAACACAGACAAAGGCGGAAGACTAGACTTTGAGTTTAGACAAGGCAATGGTTCAACAGTTAAGCATGCAGAATTCCCTGCTAATCCAGAGTATGGTGATGTAGAGAAGCAAGCAACAGATGTATCTCGTCGTGTTAAGCACATTGCAACAAAGTGTATGGCTGAGTCAGAGTTTGTTATTGCAGATGTAACTAGCTTTGAAGACTATGGCCACAAAGTTGTAGCTATGTTTGGACAGAAATTCCAAGGTAGAAAGTTTAGAATGTTATTCATCTACCGTGGTAAATATGCGTCTTTACCTAAGTACCCTAACTTTATCGAAGGTATGGAAGTACCTGCGGATAAAACTAATATCTATATCTCAGACTGGAACAAGAAGAAGCTTGTTAAGCCTGAGCCAGATGCACAAGTTGAATTAGCTGCTACAGTTGTAGCCTCTACAGGAGGAGCTGATATGCCATTCTAATGTATGGTAGCACAGTAGTAGAATTAACAGATGAAGAGATTCTAGGCAGAATTAACTGCCTAGACATCTTTTCATACTATATAGGTAAAGATTTTAAATATGGTAGAGCTATGTGCTCTCCCCTCCGCAAAGATAAATCTCCTTCCTTTACAATTTTTAAGCACAGTAGTGGTAAGCATTTCTTTAAAGACTTTAGTAACGGTGATACAGGCGATTGCTTTACATTTCTAACTAAGCTCTATGGGCTTCGTAGATTTGACACGTATCGACTCGTTGATAATGACTTTCAACTAGGAATATCTACTACTAGCTTTTTAGCACCTACTAAGAAATATGTAGGCGTGCATAACAAAGAGCTTAAAGATTTGGAACCGTCTACTACTACTATACAAATCAAATCACGTCCTTGGAACGCCCAAGAAGATAAATCATTCTGGTCTAAGTTTGGTATTGACTGTCACATACTTACTAAGTATAACGTTAAGGCTGCACAACATGTGTGGGTTAACGATAACCTTATTGTAAGTAGTAACAAATACAATCCTATCTATGCCTATGATTTTGGTGGTAGTAAAATGAAGATATATCAACCGTATAACAAAGCACATAAGTGGCTTAGTAATACCAGTGGATCAGACTTGCAAGGTTACAGCCAACTGCCCAAGAGTGGTGATACACTAGTAATTACTAAATCATTAAAAGATGTGATGTGTCTTGATATATGGAGTATACCTTCAGTTGCACCAGCTTCTGAGAGTTGTGTCATTCCTGCAGATGTTGTCAAAGATTTAACTGACAGATTTGCAAGGATATACATATTATATGACTTTGACTACACTGGCATATCTTTTGCCAATAAACATAAAAAGTTATATGGGTTTATACCTCTATTTTTTACTAACGGAAAATTTAATACCTTTGATTACAAAGTAAAAGACTTTTCCGACTTTATAGCTCTTAACGGAGTTAGAGGGGCGGCTGAACTAATAGAATATGTATGCCAAGAGGAATATTTATACCAGGGAACGTCCCGTCAAGCAAGAACGGTAGAAGATGGACAGGGAGATACTTTATAGTATCCAAACAAACCCAGCGTTATTACAAAGAAAGTAAAGATGCGTGGACAGATAATAAGAAGGAGTTTATTAAAATGATCAAAGGCAAATCTAAGCCCTACAGAATATCATTTAAATTTGTACGTAAGAGCAAACATAAGTTTGATTATATCAATCCTGCTCAGACAATACAAGATCAAATGGTAAAGTATGGTTGGATAGACGATGATAATGCGGATGAAATGCTTCCAATATTTGTAAAGTTTGAGTACAGTAAAGAAGAACCCGGAGTTTATATTAACGTTTTAAAATCTTAGATTATGTCTAAACCTAAAATTCAATATCCAGAGGCGTTTGTGACTAAGTGCTTTAATCACCTTAGACACTTTATGGATATACGTTTGCTAACATCTGCTATAGATAGCGGTCATGACAGCATTGTTCGATACTTTCTCGAGCAAGCGCTTGAAGATGATGAGTTGTATCTTACAGATAAACTAGCAGACGACGGAGATCGTACTATTGCAAATGCTAAAATACATGCGCATAAAGTACGACAAGAGTTGTATAATGAATACATGGAATTACTAACACAAACACTTGATAAAGAAGATGTCAGATCAAAATTATTACGGACGGGAGGAAATCTCTAACAGCGACCTAGGAGAGTTAAAAGTATCCCCTAGAAGATTTCTTATGCGTAAGCAGAAAGAAATGCAAACTAAAAGTTCTGCAATGGAGCTTGGAACTCTTATTCACACTTTTGCTCTTGAGCCAGATAAGTTTATCATGGCAGATATAGAGCCTGTAAGTGGTAAGATGGGTGAGTACATTAAAGCCTATTATGAATTAGAGAGATCTGGTATGGATGAAAAAGAAATACCAGAGGCAGCGTATAGACACTCGCAGTATAGCCCTAAACACAGTAAGCCTGAAACAATTCTTAAAAGTTTTAAAAATAAACCAGAGAATGTTGCATTTTACAACTTCTTAAAAGACTCTGAAGGCAAAATTGCTATTAGTCAGAAAGATCGTCAGATTATAAATGGATGTTTAACATCTTTACGTAGTCATGCAGTATCAAACAGATTATTATTTTCAGAGAAAGAGGGAGTTACAGCTGAAGCAGAGAAAGAAATATTCTTTTCAATGCACGGTGTAAACTGTAAGTCTAAACTAGACAGAGTGTTGATAGATGAAGAGAATAAAGAAATAACTATAGTTGATCTTAAAACAACAAGTAAACAGGTGTATGGAGAATGTATTCCTCTTAATACAAATACTGGGCACTTAATTAGAGATTGGCATGTTACAGGATTTATGTATTCCTGTCTAAATTATTCTTATTACAGACAGCTTGCATTTTACATACAAGGTATGCAAGAATTATATCCAGATTACAAAGTAGAAGGATTCATAGTTGCCGTTGATACACAAGGATCTTATGACGTAGCAGTGTATAAGCTACCTAAAGAGTGGCTTGAACAAGGTAACGAAGAGATAAAGTGTTTACTTACAGAATACAAACACTATCAAACTTCTAGTAATTGGGATGTAAAACAAGGATTTGAAGAATTAGTAGAATATTAATTTCTAAATTTTCGCAATGAAGAAGGATTATGAAGGGAGATTGATGCGAAACAAATCTTTTACTTACATCCTGCCTATGATGTCAAAGTATTTTGACATTGTTAAAGAAAACTTACTTAATACATTTTTATACACTGAAGATCATCTAGAGTATCAAGATCATATATTTTTCTTGTATAAATTCTCTGGTGATAAGAAGTATATAGAGTATGAAGATTATTTGGAAAATCAAGAACTTCTTGAGATGTATTATGATCCAGATAAGTATCACACTTTATTTTGCTTTAAAATTCCAGAAGAGTATAAAGATGTGTACG